ATTTCAGGATCATCTAAAAATCTCAAAAAATGCAAAAAAGTCCAAAAATCGATTCATTAAAATATTTTTAACAAATTGGATATTTTTTAAAAAATTTAGGCATTTTTTACACCTTTGGACATTTAAAACGCCGATTTTTCAGCATAAAAAATTAAATGACCTCTATTAAGAGTTCATTTTATTCAAAGATTGACATTAAAGTCAGTAAAATCAACTTATATACTACCTTTTTCTTAACACAAGTTAAGTGATAGTAATTTATTATTGCCCACGAACAAATTCGGTAGGTCTTTTTCTCTTGTTGTATATCATATATTTTACGATTCCCAACATATTCAAACAACTATTCTTGTCTCGTGTAAAGTAACGATGTGATTGAAACATTGATTTAGGTTCGTCTTCGGGACTACCAATGTGTTCTTTCTTATCGTTACCTTTGTTTGCACAATGCTTACATCCTAACAAACGAAACTTTTTACTTCCGTCTATTGTGATATTACTAATGTCCTTCCAACAATGACAACATTTTTTACTTGTATTGTATTCATCTAATAGCAACGTTGTGTATCGTTTTCTAACTAAACGTTTTAACCCTATTCCCATAGTGGATGCTCCTTTGATACAACTTCCTTGTTTTGCACTCCAATCCCCAATACACACTACAATATCTTCTTTGTTTCCAAATTGAGTTTCTATGTTATGTAAAAATTTATCTTCGCTCTTTTGTCTATATACTTTGGTTCGCCAATTAATTTTTCTATTTAATTCATTCTCATAAAAAGATTTAACTTTGTTATTGATTTCGTGTTTGACTTTTATAAATTCTTTAAATTTTTGTATATCTACTGTAGTAGAAGAATATTCACTTAGTTTTGTTTCACATTCAATAATATCAGGACATCTCACATTTAGTTCATGGTTTAATACACTTCGCTTTTTATTAGTTTGTTTGATACGACGATTTCGTTTGGCTAAACTCTCGGTATCACGTTGCTTACACGAATACTTTAATTCGTTTCCTTCATCGTCCATCATATAAAGTAAGTATAACTTCCCAGGATCTGCTGTAACGATTTTTTTTGTCTTTAGGATTTCCATTTGTGTTTCAGATAAATCGTCTATATAAGGAATACTGGTATCTACTTCTTTGACTTTACTTTTCGTTCCATACTTTTTATCTATCATTGACTTATGTTTGAACAATAAAGAAACTCCTACTCCATCGGTTTGAAGTGTATAGTTAAATACATAGTCTTTTGATGTAAAGAGTTTCTTGTTCATTTTGAAATGAGTCATCCATACTTGTTCTTGGTTATCACTAACATTTTGTAATAAATTACCTTTTGTTCCTTTCTGCGCAAACAAGTTGATTAAAGTTGCTGTATCCAAAGTAATATATTTAGGAACACATGTATTACGAAGAGATAGTGGTTGAAATAACTTGATGATACTTTGGTTTAACTCTTTCATTTCAGAAGGTGAAGCAGTAAGCATTTTTACACGAATAGATTCATTGTATTCTTCATAGCATTGGTTCATATACAGAGAATGTTTAATGTACCTAAATGGTTGAATTTGACAATCATAAGGAATGGTCTTATTTATTTTTTCTGGATACAAATGAGGTCGTTGTTCAACAAACCAATTTATTAAGCATATAGGAACATCTTCAGGTTTATTTTCTAAAATCGCTTTCTTGAGTTTCCAGATGGTGACTCGTTTGGTTTTTGTATATTCATCGTTTTTATCTTTATCAACACCAACATGTTCATCATAATACTTATCTCCAAAAATATTAATAAAACGAAGAAGACGTTTTACAAAATGTTCCTTGAGATTAACTGATAAACACGTTTCCATTGTTTGTTGAATATATTTTAGTGGATAGGTAATTAGTTTCAAATCAAATTTCGTATGGTTGAAAATAGGTTGGAATTCATGTTCATAAAACTGATTGAGTTCAATGAGTAAATCGCTTTGATGCGGTTGTCTTCCACGTGCATCACGTTCTCCTAATGTCATCATACAATATGAAATAAAGGTTGAATCCAACTCTGGTATATCACGTTGTTGGTGAAATAAATGTAGGCAATACAAACGGATAAATTGATACGTATCTATTACAATAGGATTGATACGAAGTACCAAGTCGTTAATTTTTTGGTGAATAATGGGATTTTTAATGATGGATTTCAAAGAGGTCTTAATGGTTCGGTAAGAAGTTTTCTCAGTGATACAATTTGCACCCAATGTCCGATCAGGTGGTTCGGATTTCTTTCTGGGAGGCATCCGTTTTATATAATGTTATATCTTTAAGTTGGAAAATATTTTCTGTTTTATTTTTTATATAAAAATAAAATCTATTCCGCTTCCTTTTTATTGGATTCTTCTTTTTGTGCTTGAAGTCGTGCTTTTCTGTTCATATAAGCAGTATGACGATAGGCGGCGAGACGTTCAGGGTCGGTTTCACTTAATTTTTTTTGATAAGCCAGTTTTCGTTGTCGTGTAAGTTCAGGATTGGCTTCTACGTATTTACGTTGTGCTTTATGTTGTGCTTCGGTATAGGAAGCAAATTTATCTTCCCAGCCTTTGATGACGACTTCTAATTCTTGGATTTTTAACTTTAATGATTGATTTTCAAGTTCAAAAGAGGACATATTTTATATATAATATATAGAAAATGTTTAAATTGGAGTTTTCATTTTTTAATTAATGAGAAATTAAATATAGCAATCATATTCATTATTTTTACATAAATATATATTTTGAGTATATTTCTCTTTAATAAGTTTTTTAATTGATGTATCTAATTCATTCAACCAATCATATCTATCATAAAATACATCTTCTTGAAGTAATCTGATTATTGAAAACCCATTATTATTTGCACACATCATTTTATATTTATCATTTGCTTGTTCTTCTGGTGTTCTCCATTTATCATTAATTTCTCTAAAATGTTGTGGACCATCTAATTCAATAATAACGGATTGTTCTTCTAATACAAAATCAAACGGAAGATATTTTATATTTTTACACCAATCTACTTTATATTGTTGTTTTATATTAGGATATAATTTACTGAAGTTTTCAAATAGTTTTTGTTCTGTCTTATTAATACAACTAGGGCACCATTTTCCTCCATTTACATTATTACATGAACTATCAAATGAATGACCTTTTTCACAAATAAACCAGTATTTATTCGAACAGTTTAATCTAATAAGTTTAATATTAATTCCAATATTTTTTTCTTTATCCAAATACTTGAATTTAGGATGAGACATAAATGTTTTGTTGAAGCATAATATACATTCATCTTTTCCACATATTATATGTCCACTGCAATACGGACACCATGAACCCTGTGTAGTTACGTTTAATTGCTGTTGAAAATTATGATTACATTCATAACACTTAAACCAATATTTATCATTATCACCTTTAAAAACACATGATGATTCTATTTTATTTTCCGTAATGTCCCAACAGTCTACTTTTAATTTATGGTTGCATTTTTCTTCACTTTCATCACAATTATTAATACATTGTTTATAACTAGCAAATGATTTGTTATAACAAGATATACAATGTTTATCCATATTATTTTCACATAATTTTTTAGGTGGATTACAACAATAACCACACCAACGACCTCTTGTTACATGTTGAATACTTGAATAAAATGAATGCCCACATTCACAATCAAACCAATATTTATCATTTGTACCTAAAAATAATTGATTAGGTGTTAATACACCATTTAACGTTTTACTAAAATAAACGGCTCTTGGATGTGAAGCAAATGAACGTTCTGGATAATGTTCTAATACTTCAACTCCAGTTCCATTACAGATAGAACACCATCTTGGTTCTTTTTCACTTGATATATGACCTAAACTTGCATCAAACGAATGTCCTTTTTCACAAATAAACCAACACTTTTTACCAGATGACTTAGTTATATTACATGGTTGTATGTCTTTATTTTTTTCATAATCCCAATAAACAGATCTTGGATGTGAAGAAAATGATTTAACAAAACAATGAGTACATTCTTTTTTTGTACTTTTTTCACAAAATTTTAATGATGCTTCACAGCAATATGGACACCATCTATTACCAGAATATATATTATTAAGTGCTGTATCAAATGTATGACTACATTCTGGACATTTAAACCAATGTTTTGTATTACAATTTTTAAATACATTTCTTGGTAATATAGGAACAGGATGTTCTACTTCTTGTAGTTCTTTTTGTAGTATATTTTGATCAGACCAACAATCAACTTTTAATATATGGTTGCATTTTTCTTCAGTTTCATCACAATTATTAATACATTTTTTATAACTAGCAAATGATTTATCATAACAAAATTTACAATCATCTTTATCACATAATTTTTTACAAGCACAATATGGACACCATGTAGGATTTTTTTTAGCGGTAATATGGTTTGGGTCTGATTCAAAATCATGATTACATACATTACATAAAAACCAACACTTTTTAGCAGAGCCAATCGATACTTTATCAGGTGTTAATTTTCCATTCTTATCTGGATGCCAGAATTTAGCTTTTTCATGAGAATTAAACATCACTTTTGGCATGATTTATTAATTACTTTTTTGTTTTATTATAATAATTCATTTTTATAAAATGACTAGTCATCATAAGAGCGAAGATTATAAAATTTCTGCTGTTCAACACTATTTAGAATCTGATAAAAAACAAGCAGAAACATGTTCCATCTTTAAATGTTCTTCTCGGAGTTTAATGCGCTGGGTAGATCGGTATCAATCCGAAAAAAGCGTGTCAAGGCATAATCGTACTCCTGTCTCTTATAAAATCAAACAAGAACATGTTACTGTTATATTGGATGAAATCAAGAAAAATAAAACCATTACAATGGATGACTTACTTGCTCTTCTTCATCATAAATTTCCTGATTTGGATTTATCCAGAAGACACCTTGCACGTATTGTTCATGATAATAATGTATCACTAAAAATAACACGTATACGTTATGAACCATCCAAGCGATATGGTAAAGAGATTAATATTAATCATCAACTCAAGGACTTTTACAAGGAAATTAAAAAATATAAATTAGAAGATATTATTTGTATTGATGAAACGAGTATTAATGCACTACAGAAAAGAAAACATTGTTATAGTGAAGTAGGAAAACGATGTATTATTACTACAATATCACAAGATGTATTCAAGAGATATACGTCAATTATGGCGATAAATACAGAAGGTGTATTAGGATGGGAATTATACGAAAAAGGTGGTATTTATACAGATAGATTAGTTGAATTTTTAGAGAAGTTTATTACTACCAAATACAAAAATAAATTAATCATTTTAGATAATGCAAGTTCTCATAGGAATGAAAGAATAAGAGAATTAATCAATAAACATAATCAAGTATTGTATGCTGTTCAGTATCAGCACTTTACAAACGCCATAGAGAATTTCTTTAGTGTCTTCAAGTCACGATTACAGAAGAAGATAGGAATAACTTATCAAGAATTAAAGAGTAACATAAAGGATACAATAAAAGACATACCAAGTGAAATTATGTTACGTATATTTCAAGGTTCGTATGAGAGGGATGAAAAATATAAAAGAAAATCATCAAGAAAAACAAAAAGGAAGTCAAAACAATATAAAGAATAAGATTTTTATATAATTATAAAAATCGGCGTTTTAAATGTCCAAAGGTGTAATGTTAGCCCAACTAGATTGTTAAACAATTTTATTAATTTATTTTTTTTATTTTTATTAATTTTTTTTATTTATATTTATATAAAAATGGCGACACAAACAATTCTTTTATCAAAAAACAAATTACAATATAAGGAAGATGCGGCAGACTTTGTTAAATTTGACTTTACACAGAATCAGATCACGGCTAATGCTTCTATGTTGTCAGCTACTGGCGACTTGACTGTTGCTGGTAAATCGAATCTTTCTGATAAATTGACTGTTTCAGCAGGTGGTATGGCTGTTTCTGGCGCCTTGACTGTTACAAATGGTGGTATGGATGTTACTGGCACATCGTATATTACTGGTAACACTGTTATTGATGGTACATTGACTGTTAGTAAGATTGTGGATCTTCAGAATGACATGCAGGTTCAAGGTAACTCGGATCTTGGCATCACGAAGGTTCGCAATACGTTGACTGTTGCGAACACTGGCAGTTTGGTTGCTAATGGTTCATCGACTTTTAATGGTACGTTGACTGCTAACGGTGTAGCGACTCTCAACTCTACGTTGAATGTTATTGGTGCATCGACTCTAGCTGGCTTGACTGCTGGTGCGTCGACTCTCGATAGCTTGATTGTTAAATCTGGGGGTGCATCGACTCTTAATGGCGCCTTGAATGTTACTGGCGATTCGTCTCTCGCTAATTTGAGTGCTAACGAATCAACTCTCGCTAAATTGACTGTTA